CCATCTGCGCCAAGAAAATTAACTTCCCCATATTTTGAACTATCAGGACCATATGCTAAATTTCTTCGTGATAAACTTACCTTTTTTGCCTCACCAGTAAATTGAATTGGACCGTAACCAGATTCATTTGCCTTAAAAACAGATTTTTCTTCCTTTGTTTCTGAACTTAAAACTACACTTTGTCCTTCTGGATTTGGAATAATAATTTTAGAAACTGATGAACTTGAGTTATTAGCATATTGCAAAGAAAGACCTACTTCAACATCAGTATTACCACCAACAGTCATATAATATCCATCACTCTTAAGAATAAAATCAACACCCGCGACTTGTGTTTCTGTTTGTTGTTTTATAACTTTTTCTTTGATTGCAGTATTTAATAAGTCAAGACGAATTCTATGAACACCAGCCTTGATTGTTTTTATAATTGTTTCGGGGGAATCTTTAAAAGATCTAAGATCTGCTATTTTTACATTATCCAAATAAAACTCTGCTTTATTATCACACAATCCTCTAAAGACATACTCACCATCATAAGGAAACTCTTCTTCCCACTCAAATGTAAACGGAATTGCTGCAAAATCACTCCCAGAAACATTTGATGGTGGAACGGGAGACACTGCAAATGAATTCATAAATTCATTCCAAGCAGGATAATTAACATTAAATTTTGTTCTTGTAACCTTATTTGCGGAAGTTAATTTTAGTGGAGGCTCTTTTCTTGTACTCCACCAAGGATTTTGCAACTGTCTAAGAAAATCTTGATACTCCTTAATTTCTCTTGCAATCGGATCTTTGGATAAATTTGCATAGAGAGTTGGTTCCCAAGGTCCAAGTTCTTTTCCATTTGGGTCATACCTCTTACCATACCCAACATCCGTAGGCTCACATAATTCATATTCTTCAAAATCTTCTTCTTGATCATAAAACTCAACTGTTTCCGTAATTTCACCAATTACAGCACGTGTAACTGCACCAACTCCAATATTGCATCTGTCTTTAACTTCTACAATTGGTGCGTATTGATATCCAAACCCACCAGAAACTAAATCAATTGCAAGCAATGCCCCATCTTCACCAATAACCGGATTTCCTTGAACACCGACTCCCCCACCACCATAAAAATAAACTTGCGGTGAACCACATTCAGATTCAAGTTGAATTCCCCCACAAGGACTTTCTTCAGAAACAATATCATTTGGAGTGAGTTGATTAACTTCATTGATGTTTAGATACTTAATAAAGTTCCTGGTCTTAAATACAAAACGAGTTCCAGGATTTAATTTTGCATAATCATTAGCTTCACATACAGATACACCCTCAACAAATCCTCTGTCGGTAGAAATGTATCCAACTCTAATTGAGTCTTGTGAAGCAGGCCCAAAAATATTAAAAGACATCTATATTATAATCTTTCTTGGATTCCAGTTTAATCATATTTATCTCTTTAGATTCACGTTCGGAGTTGCCTTTGTTGGTTCAACATAAGGAACCTCTGCAGTTGGAGTTACTGATGTTGTTTTTGCTGCAATATCTTCAACTGATTTGAGATTTGGTGTTTGTGGTTCTGGTTGTGATGCACCACCTCTTGCAAAGGTATAGTAATCAGATACTGCCACATTTGGTTTCAATTCACATCCAAAAAGATTTAATTTAAGATTTTCAAAACTTAAAGCAGAAGTCATACTTCCATCAATATTTCCAATCAATGAAGTAATATCCGAAAAAGGTCCATTCACTCCAGAAATTTGACCTTGAATATCATCAAGAAAAGTATTCACATTATTAATTAAAGTGTTGTTTGCTTCAGTTATATCATTTTTACTAAAAGAAATTGCTTGCCCTACAATTTCTTCAGCATAACACATTGGAACATATGGATTCTTTCTTTTATCATTTGTGCTTTGTCTTGCTTGTTGTTCTATCTTTTCTGGTTGCAATGCAGCAAGTAATAAAGATTCAATCAACCCACATAATCCTTGAGTAATTTTATTATACAAACATAGAATGAGTTCAGTAATAATTTCTTTTATATCTGCAATCATATGTCTCATACTTGAAGGCATTGCAGAAACAATTTTAGTTAATTCTTTGTTTAATAACTTCAAAACATATTCCATAATCTTATCAAAAATTATTTTCATATATTTTGCAATAATACAAGCAGCCTTTGAAATCAGACTCATTATTTCTTTTATAATACTTGAGACTGCATCTGCATAACACTTAAGAGCATTCAAATACTTTGCTATTTCTTGCAGTAAATTATCTAATACAGTTTGAATAGCTTTAATTGCAGACCCAACTTTATCGTCTGGTTTTAATAGAGGAATTCTTTCTTGATACTTGTCTTGTCTTTTTCTATCTCCAGCGGATGTTTGATGAACTGCATTTGTACTTTCCTTTGTTGCTCCTGGTTGAGATAATGATGCTGGAGAACTTGCTTCTCTGCAACGATTTTTAATTCCTAGTGCTACTTTTTGTTGAACATAATTATCTCTTTCTGCACCAGTTAATCCTTTTTGGTCTGCCTCTGTTCTTGCACTTTGAGCATCTGCAAGTTGAGTAGGTGTAAGAGACTTATCTGAACGAAGTCCGTATTCATTTACAGAGACATTTGGTGGAGCAGGAGCACATTCTGCTGTCTGCTCTGGTGTCTTTGGTTTTACAATAACTTTCTCTTCATCAGGAACTTTTTCCTTTTTATCTCTTACCTTTGGTTCTTGAGTATTTGCAAATCCACTTTGAGGACTAAAATTCTTTCCTCCAGTGAGTGCTGTTTTATTAGATAATGCTGTTTGTGCATTATTACCCAGAACTCCCATAATGACTGGGACTTGTTGATCCTGCCCATCAAGGAAAAATCCAAATACAAAATTTCCTTGACGAAGATTTGGAGTTTGTGATGCAGATGCTTGACCACCACCTGCAGTCACAGGATACATCACCTGGGCCCAAGCAAGTTCTTCGGAACGAAGTGACTCCTCATCTTGATCGTGAAGACCAATAATTCTTACTTTATAACGATATCCCCACCCAACGACACTATTTCTATCCGTAAATTTTCCCGGCAGTATGTTATCTCTCCAAGTGGAGTCATCAGCAATCTGTCCGATCCACCAATTAAAATGTTCACCAAGAAACCCAGGGTTATATAAACTCATCAGTCCTCATAAATTCTACATTCCAATGCATCTGGATTATCATTACAATATAATTCCAATGCTGTTGGGTCGTGATGTTTGGTTGGATGATTTTGAGACCATCTTTCAAGTGCAGCCAATTCATCCTCAATGTGACGTTTTGCTTGAGGGGAAGTTAATGGGTCATCCAATATTTTTTTATCATACTCTATATGCTTTTCTACACTTTCCATAATTGGTGATGTATTATTTACTATTTAACAGATTTAAAAAGGATTATAAGTAGGATTTCCTTTTTTTCCAGTGGAATCTCTAACTGCAGTAATCTTGGTAAAGCATCCCGTTGATAAATTGTAATAATGACAGAGATCTGCAATAATATAATATCCACCAAGATAATTATCCAGTCCTTGAGTTTGTTTGTTTGATAGTTCTGGTGGGTCTATCCAAATCAAATCTCCTGCGTGTAAACTTAAATCGCCATAAATTGTAATCGTGGTTTTTGATGAGAAGAGTTGATTGTATCTCATTGAAGACTGATTCAAAATATTCTTTGGATCAAAATTTTGATCTTTAGATTTTTCTATTTGTTTTTTTGTATCTCCAGATGGTAATGTTCCTCTATCAATTAAATGATATTTTGTCTTTGAAAAGTCTTTGTTTTGTCCTTCAATATTAAACTTTGGATTTATTTTTGGTAGATTCTTTCCTGCTTTTTGAAGATTTTCTTGTGATGCTTTACTTGAAGCAGAAGATTGTGAATTTGGATTTATAACTTCATAATAACAATCAAAGGGATCAAATAGGATTGTTCTTGTAGAATAGGTTCCTGCTTCTAATTTTCTTATAATATCTCCACTTGGATTTGGTGGATCAAGTTCAAGAATTTTTGCATCATAATCAACAGGAAGATCAACAGTTTGATTGTATATGAATTTTTTTACATTCTTTTTATTTCCATCAGTTCCAGTCTCAGAAAGCATTCCATCTATAGATTTAAACTTAAATCCTTCTGAGGTTT